ATTGTCGTATCTGCTTGGCGTAGGAAGAATATGACACATGCAGTAGAGGGGATAGCCCCCTAAAATCTCTAGCGCATTAACCCTCTAAACCGAATGCGCAACTTCGCGCGAAATTTCGCAGTTGTGAGACTTTGACAATGTCAAATCCAATTAAACCAACAGCCATAAAGATTCTTGAGGGCAATAGAGGCCATAGAAAACTACCCCAAAATGAACCTCAGCCGGACAAAACACCTCCCATTTGCCCGTACTGGTTATCCTATCAGGCAAAATCGGAATGGAAACGGATTGTACCGGAGTTGGAACGGCTCGGACTTTTGACGGTTGTTGACAGGGTTGCGTTAGCGGGTTACTGCGAATCGTATTCCCGGTGGGTAAAAGCTGCCAGAGAACTGCAAAAGGGTTTTACCTATGAGTTTTTCACACCGGAATTTAAGGTGAAGCGGGTAAAAAAGCCAGAGGTTGATATTTGCAGAGACGCTTTAGCACAGGTCAAGGCTTTCTGTGTGGAATTCGGGTTAACACCATCATCCAGGGCGCGGATGTCGGTTCCAAAACCTCCAGACCAGGATCCGCTAGATAAAATGTTAGGGACGGCACAAAACTGAACATTTTAACAAAAACGAAGACGAAAATTAATAAAGAAGCCGCCGATAGAGCTGTTTTTTTCTTCAAACAGCTCAAGCATTCTACTGGTGAATATGCCGGTCAACCTTTTAACCTGATGCCCTGGCAGGAAAATGAAATTATCCATCCTCTTTTCGGAACTCTGGACAAAAATGGGTGCAGGCAGTATCGCACCTGCTATGTTGAAGTGCCGAGAAAAAACGGCAAAACCGAGTTAGGGGCTGGTGTTGGGCTATATCTTCTTTTCGCCGATAATGAGCCGGGGGCACAAATCTATTCCGCTGCCGGTGACCGGATGCAGGCGGGATTGATTTACAACGCTGCCTCTCCAATGGTACGGCAGGCTCCCGCATTGTCCAGGCGAACAAAAATTATAGATAGCCAGAAGCGGATCGTTGTCCATTCAACAAACAGCTTTTATCAGGTTTTGAGCGCTGAGGCTTACTCCAAGCATGGCATCAACGCGCACGGTATCCTTTTCGATGAACTCCACACGCAGCCAGACCGTGAATTGTGGGATGTCCTCACAACTTCTCAGGGTTCCCGTCGCCAACCGCTAATCTTTGTGATGACCACGGCTGGCTATGATCGGAACTCTATCGGTTGGGAAATACACAATTACGCTTGCAAAGTGCGGGACGGAATCATTATTGACCCGACTTTTCTGCCTGTTATTTATGGCGCTCCTGACGCTGCCGACTGGACAGATGAGGATATTTGGTATTCCTGCAATCCTGCACTGGGGAATTTCAGATCAATCGAAGAAATACGGATGTTATGCGCCAGGGCAAAGGAGATACCTGCGCTAGAGATGACTTTTAGGCGCCTCTATCTCAACCAGTGGGTAAATTCGGTTGAGAGATGGCTGGCGATTGAAAAATGGGATGCCTGCCGGGTGGAACTGCTCGGTGATTTAAGGGGCAGACCCTGTTATGCCGGCCTCGACCTGTCGACGACTACCGACCTCACCTCTCTGGGTCTTGTTTTCCCGTTCGATGACGGCAGTTACGCCACGCTCGCCGATTTCTGGATACCGGAGGATGCGATGCGGGAACGGGAGAAGCGCGACCGCGTGCCGTACTCCGAGTGGGTAAGGAGGGGGCTGGTCCACGCCACGCCGGGCAACGTCATCGATTACGATTTCATACTCGCCGATATTAAAACCAAACTCGGCATTTACGATATCCGGGAGCTCGCCTTCGACCGCTGGGGAAGTCAGAAAATCGTGGCGGACCTGACGGAGCTCGGCTTCAACCCTGAACCGAAGGGACCGGGTCCCCACCTGGTGCAGTTCGGACAGGGATATGCCTCGATGAGTCCGCCGACAAAAGAGCTCATGACGCTGGTGTTGCAGCAGAAAATCCGGCACGATGGCAACCCCGTACTGAGGTGGAACATCGATAATCTGGTGGTGACGCAGGATGCCGCCGGCAACATCAAGCCGGACAAAGCGAAGGCAACACAGCGCATCGATGGAGCCGTGGCGCTGATAATGGCGCTGGACCGGGCGACGCGGCATGCCGATGACACGTCAATCTACGAATCACGAGGGCTAACGGTGATATGAGAATCCCATTTACAAAAAAAGAATTTCGGTTGTTTTCGCTCTCCGATATGGATAAGGCAATGGACCTGCTTGTCGTCGGGCGCGAAACCGCAACGGGCGTGAAGGTGACAAATAATACGGCGCTTAACTGCGTACCGTATTTTGCCGGGGTGCGGTTGATTTCCGAGACGATTGGACAACTGCCGTTGATAGAATACCGGCGGCTGGAACCCCGCGGCAAAGAGAGGGCGACCGATAGAATTTTATATCGCCTTTTACACGATGCCCCGAACCCTGAAATGTCCGCCATTAGTTTCAAGGAAACGATGCAGGGGCATCTGATTACCTGGGGCAATGCCTTTGCCGAGATTCAATGGAATCCCGACGGCTACCCGGAGGCGTTATGGCCGTTACGCCCTGACATGATGCGGGTCGGCAGGGATGAAGTTACTAAGGAAATCATCTACGCTTACCGCCTGCCGGACGGTACTACGGTCAGGTTGCCTGCCTATCGTGTATTCCACATCCCGGGCTTCGGTTTTGACGGGCTGATTGGCTATGACACCATTTACCTGGCGAGGGAAGCGATCGGCATGGCGCTGGCGATGGAGGAATACGGCGCGCGGTTTTTCGGCAACGGCGCCAATCCAGGCGGCGTGCTGGAGCATCCCAACGTGCTCAAGCAGGATGCCCAGGATAGGCTGCGTAAAAACTGGAACGATATGCACCAGGGGCTCAGCAACCAGCACCGTATCGCCATTCTCGAAGAGGGGATGAAATATCACCAGGTGGGAATCCCTCCGGAGAACGCCCAGTTCCTCGAAAGCCGCAAGTTCCAACTCGGCGAAATTGCCCGGCTGCTGCACATCCCGCCGCACATGATTGGCGACCTGGAGCGGGCGACCTTCAGTAATATCGAGCACCAGGCGATTGAATACGTCACTCACACGATAACGCCGTGGTTCGTGCGCTGGGAGCAGACCTGCAACCGCAAGCTGTTATTGCCCTTCGAGCGCGGTGTTTTCTTTTTCGAGTTCCTGTCCGACGCTCTGCTGCGGGGCGATACGGCGGCGCGGGCGTCATTCTACAAGGAACTTTTCTACATGGGCGCCATGTCACCCAACGATATCCGCGAGAAAGAGAACCTGAATCCCATCGATGATGACGGCGCGGATAAATATTACGTCCAGCAGAACATGATACCGATGGAACTGGCGGGCAAACTGCCAAAGGCGCTTCCGCCTCCGGCGCCGGATGCCGACAAAATCGATGACGCGGTGCGGAATATCGCCGACCGGGACAAGAAAAACGTGCTGGCGGCTTACCGCCGGGACCCGCAGAACTTTGACGTCTGGCTTGATGATTATTACCGGGATTTTAAGGAATACATGTCGAAGGAAATCACGTCCGCGATCGGCAACGGACACAGGGAGGATTGAAATGTCAATGCCAAATGAGGAACACAAGAGCACCGAGCCGGAAATCGAGCGCCGCAATGTCGCCCTTTCTGAGTTCCGGCTGACGGAAGACAAGCAGCCAAAGATAATCGGGCATGCCGCCATGTTCGAGCAGCTATCGGAGCCGCTGTTCGGCTTCCGGGAAAAGATCGCGCCGGGCGCCTTCGCCAAAACCATCAAAAAAGACGATATCCGGGCGCTATTCAACCACGATGCTAACTATATCCTCGGCCGCAACCAGTCAAAGACCCTGAAGCTCAAAGAAGACGACCAGGGTTTATACATCGAGATCGATCCGCCGAACACGCAATGGGCGCGCGACCTGCAGGAATCGATCCGGCGCGGCGATATCTCGCAGATGTCGTTTGGCTTCATCGTTATCAAAGATGATTGGCTTCACGAGAAGTGCAAGGAGAGCATCCGCACACTGCACGAAGTGAAATTATTTGATGTTTCCCCGGTGACCTTCCCTGCCTATCCTTCTACTTCAGTTGCCGTCCGTGATTATCTAAACGCCTTGAAAGAACTGGATGAGAAACAGGGGACGCTGAAACCGTCTGAAGCTCAACTGGCGAAATTAAGGCTCAAATACGGTTACAAAAAATAAAGAGGTGAAAGATGATTAAGGTTCTCGAATTCAGAGCGAAAATCAAAGCCCTCAAGGATGAGGGTAACGCGATTCTGGCAAAAACCGATAAAGAGTCCCGGGCGATGACGGTCGACGAAAAGGCAAGGTTCGATTCCGTCGATGCCGAAATGGACGCCCTCGACAAGCGCATGGACGATTACATCAAAATCAACCGCATCCCGGACGAGGAGCTGCGCGGCGGCGTCATCACCCCGGCAGCGAAACCCGCCAAGCCGAGCTTCCGCAGTATCGGCGAACAGCTACAGGCGGTGGCGAATTTCTACACCGGACGCAGCACCGATAACCGGCTGATGGAGTACCGCGCCGCCACCGGCATAAACGAGGCGGTCCCGTCGCAGGGCGGTTTCCTCGTGCAGACCGACCTGGCAGGCATGCTGCTCAAAGAGGCTTACGATACCGCGTTGGTCGCCAACAAGTGCCGCAAAATCGAGATCGGTCGTAATTCTTCGGGCATGAACATGAAGACCATCGATGAGACGAGCCGGGCGACCGGTTCCCGTTGGGGAGGGGTGCAGGTTTACTGGGAGGCGGAGGCGGATTCCACTACTAGCAAACTGCCCAAGTTCGGGCGCTTCGAACTGAATCTGGCGAAGATCATGGGCGTGTGTTATACCACCGATGAAATGCTCCAGGACGCCGAACAGCTCGGGTCTATTGTCACCCAGGCGTTCTCGGAGGAAATCGGATTCAAGCTCAGTGACGGCGTGATCCGCGGTACGGGCGCCGGTCAGATGCTGGGGGTACTGGAAAGCGATGCCCTCCTGGCTATCACGAAGGACAC